TATAGTTTATCCATTACTTCTCGCATTAGAATAGACTGTTCTGGATCACTTAGTAACATAATCAACTCCTGTGGCCAATTCCTGGCCGAAAAAAAATTTATAGAGACTTACTGTGGTGGATAGAATTTTGATTGGATAGAGACAGCGAAAGGAATCTAGAGCTAAGTAGACCTTCATTAACAATCCTTTTCCGACTGTCCTGGCGCTATCCTTGACCAGCCGCTATTTCATTCTGAGACCATCGCAGCGACACACTCAACCCATTCCACAGGCACCTCTAGTGCCTCTGCTATCTCATCCTGTGTGGCACCAGCGGCCAATCGGTCTTCTATTTCAAGCGCAAGGTCGGACATTCTACTCACATTGCTCTCCATACAAACAGGTCAAGCACCAGAACCACAACAGCCAGCGTGGCTACTATAGTGAACATGGTTTTTTCAAGCGGTGTAAACATTTATATTTCCTTCTTTATTTGATGGAATCATTATATCAGAGGTGGTCGGATTGTCAAGCACCTGTGACGAAAATACAACACCACCATATGCCTTCTGGTACAGGTCAGCACAAGACTTTATTGAAAACAAAAGTACTCTACCTGTGGATGTAATAACTGTGTATTCAGACATAAAAATCGGAGGTGAAACTGCAGGCATCATAGACCATTTCACGGACCACGGTGTCGTTGGCTTCACGGTACATTGGATTACTCAGCGCCAGGTTGTTCAGCATAGGAAGAACATTCTCCCATTCAGCGCCATTAGTCTTGGCGAATTCTACAATAGCGGCGACCTTTTGGTTGCCTTCAGTAGTGAACATTCCGAAATACATGGTTTTTCCTTTAATCAAAATTCATTTACCAGTAATTTTTCAACTGGCGGCCTCGGGGATCCGATCCCTCTGCCTTACACCTGAGGACCCATGTTGGCATGGGTCTTTGTGGTACCACCGTTCCTCGGCGGTCTCAGAGTGGTTTTTAAGCAGCCATCTGGTAGACTGTAGTGCAAGCAGATGGTTTTTTGTTCATCTTAATTGCTTTAGCACCGACATTGCCAGCTTTCATTGCAATCAACTTCGCTTCAAGTTTAGCAATGCGAGCGGCTTTCTTTACAGCAGCCACGTTTTTCTTTGCTTGACGAGCAATTGTTTTCTCGGTTCTTGCATTAGCACGAGCAGCTTTCAAAGAAGCACGGACTTCTGCAGCTTGTGAGCGCAGGGTTTTCATTTCGGTCTGAATGTTTTTCAGAGCAACGGAGAGGTCAGAGGTTTTAGACATTTTGTTTCCTTTAAAAATTTGTCTTGTTTTTCAATCTATGGATAGAGTATAACAGAACCACGGCAATTGTCAAGCATTATTTGAATACTTGACCAATTTGGTCGGTTATTGTTGTATTTTTGCAACATAATCAAAAAGTATTCAAAGTGGGTTCGTATTCAGCAATCAACTGGCGCTCTCGCTGGTGTGCAGGTTTTCTTCCACGCACAATCTCCAAGACCTGATAACGCCATTCACATTCAGCATTATCACGGAGGGCCGCACAGAAGGACCAATTTTTATTCTCGCACTTAGCACGGGAGACATGCTTCTGCCATCTTAATTTCACAGAGCGGAGGAATGCTTGACCCTGAGCAACTGTAACACCGATATATGAATCACCGGTGTCTATGCACTCAACACGGTACAGGACATGGTTTCTATCGGAACGGAGTTTTCTTTTCATCATTATGACGGCAGCATTTCGCTAATTTGTTCTTGTAAATCCATCACAAAATCAACAGCGTCATCTTCGGACAACTGTGTAATGGTGTGTTCAATCAATGCAAGGATTTCATGCATCTTAGCGGAGGTGTCTATATCATTCATTAAAATACACTTTCAAAATTATCGGACATAACTTCAGCACGAGCAAACTCAACGGTAGCACGGACTGCATCTTTCATTGGCAACTCAAAATATTCTATTTTGGTTTGGTTCTCGGATATCATTATTTGATTGGACAAATAATAGACAACTTCAAGCAATTCGGTGTAGGTGGGTTTCATAATTTTTCTGCTTTTTCAATCTATGGATAGAGTATAACAGAATTGGTGAAAATGGCAATATAACACTTTATTACTCCATCCTTTTGGTCAACTATTACATACTCCAATATGATTCTGAGCTTGGCGAGCAATAGTAAGGTGTATCGTAGCGCTCTTTAAATTCCTTACCACCCATCATGTTGGTCTTGGTGACGTAGGTCTCAAACACTTCGACAATGAACCCGAGCTTGCGCTTTGACGTAGCAACCGCTTCAATATAGTCCTTTGTGGACTCTGCAAAATCTACAACCTGAACCAGACGGCGGCCTTCTTTGGTGCGCTTGTCGGCTTTGTAAACCTCCAACGTATAATCAGTAAGCTTAGACATAATCATTCTCCAAAACAATGTATTCAATATAGAGGTTATCCAATGTTTCATTATCCATTAGACTCAGCTCATCGCTAGTCCAACCTTTGAAACTCAGCATTAAAATTAAATCTTCCCGTGAAATAGTATCCATTAAGCAAAGCTCCCATTTAATTTTAAGGTTGAATATTCAATTGTAGGTTCTTTGTGGGTAATAGAACCCTCATAATCCAGCTGGCTCTTTTCGAACCAAGAGAGATAATCATCACCTTCAATTTTCCAATCAATAATTTCCTCACGGAAATAATCATTACCACCTTCCAACCCAGCCAAAGCGACTACTGCGAGGTAATCGATATTGAGAGGAATGTTGGTGATTTTATAGTCAGCACCACCCTTAGCCTTCCAATATTGGGGGCAAGTACCATTACCGTCCCAATCGTGGGCGGCGTAATTCTCATGGCTTTGGGTGGAAATGACTAACATCATATTGAATTATCCTTAGGCGGCGATTTTAGTAACTATTACTTTACTAGGTTTTTTGTTAGCTTTGAGAGCTTTGATTCCAACGGGACCAGCTTTCAACGCAAGCAATTTGGCTTCAAGTTTAGCAATACGCTCTGCTTTCTTTACAGTAGCAATATTGGTCTTCGCTTGGCGAGCAATGGTTTTTTCAACCTTTGCATTAGCACGAGCAGACTTCAATGAAGCACGGACTTCAGCGGCCTTAGCACGGAGAAAAAACATTTCGGTCTGAATGTTTTTCAGAGCAACGGAGAGGTCAGAGGTTTTGGACATTTTGTTTCCTTTTCAAGTTTTGATGTTATCAGTATATCACGATTTTCGGCAATTGTCAAGCGGTTTGTGGATTCTGTTGTTTTTCTGCAACTTCTTCTTTTCTCGCTTTTTCAATCTATGGATAGAGTATATCACAATGGGCAAAAAAGGCAAGCCCCATCTTAATAGTCAACCGGAATGGTCAAGTATTATGGAGGGCTTGCCTTTTCGGCAACTATCTGGTATAATGGAGGGGTGGTTCGGGGCGGGGTACTACTATCGTACTAGTAATACTTTATTATTATAGATTAATATTATCATCATCATCGAGGTTCGGAATATTAATCATCCAATCATCGTCAGTTAATATATACTCGCCGTTTTTTTCTTTTTCGACATTAGTTAAGTATCTCTCTCGACCTCTGATAATCATTGAGGTGGTCGCAATACCTTCGGGTGTCTGTCGGTACTCTGTTGCTTTCTCTGATAATTTATCTTTGTGTTCATCTGTTAATTCTTTATTAACTTGAGCACAACTCTGAGAACAATGCAGGCCTCTCTTACGGTGTTCTTTTCCGCACTCAGGACACGATTTTAACTTATATACACCTGGCATCTTTTCCTCTAAGCGTATTTACTACCCACTTTTTTGCACATTATGACACTTTATTGCACTTTAAATATTCATAGGCTTTTAATACTACTGTCGGATTATCATCAAATCTTCCTATAGCAATATTACAATTGTTGCATATCCACCCACGGAATTCTTTTGTATCATGGTCGTGGTCAAGACACCACACATTTCTATCCGACCATCTATTATTAGTCTTTAATTCTTTCTCGGTTTTATTACATATAGGACATTCATAATCTTTATTGGTAGGTCTAGGGTTAGTCTTTTCTAATAATTTTCTTATACTGGCCTTATCTCTGGCGCATTGTTTACACTCTGTTCTATATGAAGATTTACCAGATTTTAAATTTTCTCTGGTCATAAATTCATGTAAAAGTTTAGTTTTTTGGCATTTAATACAAGTCTTAGATTGTATTATTTCTTCACCCCATAGATTGGTCATTCTGTTTCCTTCCACTTGCCCCATATTTTAGTAATTGTTCTATGAGAATCTGATGTAATATCGGTTCTAGTTAATAACTCCATAAAGATATCTTCAAGGTCATCTCGTTCACGCCATGTGCCAATAAAGAATCCATGCGGGTTTTGTGTGCCTCTCAATACTGCTGGTGAGCTTACACATATTGCACTATTAGGTGAAAGATTTGATTTTGATACCCATTGAAGATATTCATCAAAATTACCTGCAATAATATAGTTTTTCATTTCAACCGTTTGCACCATAAGCGTGCCACATCAAATATTCATAAACTGACCTTGGGTCTTCAGTAAACATCTGTGCTGGTGTGCTGCCGTCAAATGCCTTATTTGGTGATGACCACCAAATACCAACAAGGTCTTTACCGACCATTGCTTCTACTAATCTATCACATTCGGGTACATAATTCATAAGTTCGGCTCTCTTATATCTATCGGCACCGCTGGTTTTCTCAGCGCTTCTTCTATCGCCTCATTAAGAGATTTTGATGGTTTTCTTTGTTGTTTATTGTTATTCTGATACGTCTTCGGATCCATCCACTCGGGTAATGGTTCGATATCATCGGGTTCACCCCAAAAGTTCTTGTTATTTTGCATTGGCGCCAATCTCCTTATATGACTTTATAGTCGGATGCACTTTGTCGCTTGTTTCACTAATTGGTAATACTATGTCTTTCCAATCTGCGGCAATGATGCGGACTATCTCTTGTATCTCTGGTTTAATTGCAGGCAAAATCCAATATACTCTGTCTGCAATAGTGTTTGCTCTGAGTTTTCTCAATTCCGCCTCAGTCTTCACTCCCTTGTGGTCATTAGAACCCAGCGAGATAATAACGGTGCGAGCATTAATCTTCTTATTACTGTTATACTGATTTGCCTGCCATGAGTTAATACCCCCTACGGCAGTAGAGATACAATCTTTTCTTATATGCGATACACCGACACCAATAGAATCGCCAATAATCATACAGTCTATCATCTGTTTTCCCTCTGCTTTCTTATTACCATACGCATACAATCGTACCTTCTTTCATATGTGGTTATCTTATCACAAAATGCGGCTGAACCTGAATACTTCGCCATGCAAAAGTTCTTGTCATTCTGGTTTTTCATCATCATACACGCATCCATACCTTCGGCCTGTGCCAACAACGGAAATAATATCACACTTAAACATCCCAAAACTAATAATATAGCTTTGTGATGTGATTTCATATCGGTGTGCCTAGCTCCCCTGCGCTTAATACACAACCAGTTCGGTTATCATACTGTATCATTGTCCATGTGCCTGTGCCCTCATTCTTATACAGCGAAACATAAGTCCCATTATTTCTATCCTTACCGACCCATACGACCTTTTCACCATATGCTTGCATTAAATGAGCTATTAGTGCTTCGACTGGCGCACACCTCATCTGTCTAGTTAATTCAAAAAGTTGTATCGTTTGTGCCGATACTGTGGTTGATATGCACAGAAATAGTGCAATGATTGTTTTATTCATTTTTCGACTCCAATTCTGCAATTCTTCTCTTTGCATCATCTAATTGCTGTTCAAGTGCTCTTAATGATTCCATGAGAGATAATACAAACTCAGTTGCAACCCATTTGCCTGATGTGTCAGTTTTAATCATTTTACCTTCCATTTTAAACCAATTATCCTGTATATGCACCGAGATATTATGCTCGGCTTGCGTTTGACTGTAACCGTTGTTGTATCTATGTCCAATACCAAATGTGCTGCTGATATTGTTGTACTTGTGGTGTTACCATTTGCAATGACATATAAACCTCTATCTATCGGTGACCAATCTATCTTCGCCTTATGGCACCCACTATAATCTAAATCTAATTCTATTTGTTCGGTAAGTGGCCAAAAATACTTGATTTCAAGCTGGTGTTGCATCTCTTGATTTCCTTTACTTCTTTAAGAATTTGATTGGTTTGTTCTTCCGTTAATGCACCATCATCTGGTTCATAATTAACTTTATCTTGCTCAAACCTTTGTTCCTGAATAGTCTTTTCTTTCCAGATTTTTCTAGGATTTGCACACATAAAACACTTTGGATTGCCGCAATTCATAGCATGGTGCTTGGCGAATTTATGCGGTTGACTAATGTCTGAACCTGCAGATTTCGCAATCTTAACTTGTTTTACGATTGCTGCGTTTTCTTTATGTAATCGTTTTGAATGTTTGATTTTAGATTCTTCATCACTCATACACACCTCCTGTTATGGGTTGAGTAGTTCGGTCAGCGAACGATTATCACCAATTGATCCTCTAAGGAATGAATTAAATGCTAAACTAATGCGAGTATTGGTGCCTGCCTTCTGTTCAACCATATGTGTTAATGATGAAGGAAATACCACAATATCACCAGGTTTTACAGTAAAGTACCAAGACTCAGCATTGTGCCAACTAAACTCTTTTGGATGCAATTTGATTTGTTTGTAACTCTCGGTAAAGAATGTAATCTTATCTTTCTCGGGGTCAGCATTAACATACATCACACCAGATAGGAAACTATTAGGGTGTGCGTGTTTGTGGTGATACTGATTCTCGGCTGTGTAGTTCAGCCATGATTGTGTAACATACGGCTTTACATCATCTTTTGGTTTGATAATGTTATCTAAAAACATCTGTAAGGATTCGGTCAGTTCTCGTTTGATGGTCGACATTGCATCGTGCTTCATCAAATAGTTATCAAGACTGGTTACGTTGCCGTCATTCTTAAATGTTGTTTTACCTTGTTCATCAAAGAATTCTAGTTCTTCCTTTGTGAATTCTCTTTCGATATTGGTAAAGATTAATGGCGTTGGGAACAAGCCATGCAATACTGGTTCTTTCATTTTAATTCCTTCAAGTGAGTCAGTTCAATCATTATAACACAATAATTTAATAAATGTGGCAATAATAAAAAACCCACCAATTTGGTGGGCTATAGTTTAATCCTGTTCTCGGCACTTTTGTCGATAACAAAATTGATATAGTTTACAGCATCATCCTCACAGGTAAAATACCGAACAATCGTTTGCGCTGTATATCTTGAGGTAAACATTAACAATATATTTACTTCACGGTGTATCGATAACTTTATAAACCAGCCATTACGCTCGCAAATTTGCCAAGAACGTAAATTGTTCTTGATTTCAGCCCTTAGTCGAGGTGTTGCCGGCGATAACTTTTTTTGCATTGTTTTTCCATCATACTGTCTTATGGTATATGTAGTATATTAGAAAATTACAATGCCTTCAAATTATGCGCCGAACAACATCACGCCTTTGTTGTTTTAGAGTATTTTGATAATGAATCTAAAACTTGGTTTGACACTTCTTGGCTGGTCTTTACCATTTGAGTAACAAACTCGGTTTGTTTGTCGATGAAAGCGTTAAGTGGTTTTTGCAATTCTTTGTCGGTAACGTATGTGTTAACAAAGTATTTTTTTGCACCTTGGACGGTTTCAATGAATGTATCTACTGCGAACATAATATCTCCTAAGACGGTTAAAATAGTATGAGCCTCACTCTGAGCACCCATACTATTATATATGTTGCAATGCAACAAAAACCTAGTGTTTCTACTAGTATACCTGGTCTATTTTACCTTATGAAATTCTATCTTCATACTGTAACTTGGCCATGATGTAGTCTTTTACTAATGATGAGCGGACAATATCATCTGCGGTAAACTCAATGCGAGTAAATGCCTTCATATGCATGGCAATGTCAAAGAATTTCAATATGCCTGACATATCATTTTTCTTTTTATTGAGGTCGGTTTGTCTGTAATCACCACACCACAGAATCTTTGACCGATAGCCAACCCGTGTCATAACGGTGTCAATTTCTTCAAAGGTTAAGTTCTGCATTTCATCTACAATAATAATGGCATCATCAAATGACATACCACGAATGAATGAAGTTGAAATGAATTCTATGTGGTGCTGTTCTTCTAGTCTGTCCCATGCATCACGGCGACCAAATAGTGTTTCACAGATTTGTCGATATGGTTGTTGGTAAATGTCCATCTTTTCATTCACATCACCTGGTAAATGGCCAATCTCACGGGATTGTACTGCTGAACGAACAACAATGATTTTTTTGAATGGGTTTGATTTGTCGAGAACCTCTTCTATCGCCTTGTATAATGCACAGAATGTTTTACCTGTACCTGCAACACCGTGTAGTGCTACAAAGTAATCACCCCTTTTGTATGCATCAAAGAATAGTTTTTGATTGTCGGTTAGTGGTTCGAATGCTTTAAGGTCATCAACTTTAACTCTTAATTGATTGGTTGTCTTGGCTACTGTTATCGTTTCGTTGTTTGCTGTCTTGCGAGCCATGGATTTTTCCTATTACATGAGATTTGTGGATTTTACAGGTCACCCATGAGTTATAATATGAATCACTTAGCAATGCGTGGCGATTGAATATTTCAAATGTTTCCATATAACTACACTCTGACCGAGATTTACATAAATGTAAGATTTCCCTTGTGTATTGTTCCTCCCCGTTTTGTTTTATTTCTGCCTGCAAAACTAAGTTTGAACCCCAATAAGTTTCCCAATCGGAGTTCTTTCTGATTTTCTTTTTCTTGCCTTTGATTTGCCGAGTGCCAGCTTTGGTAAAGAATTTCTTACCAATATATCTGCGGCCTGTGGAATTATGTGTAATAAGATAGACGAAACCAAAGTAACCTTCGGTATCGTCAATATTGAATTGTTCTGTTGTATTATGGTAAAACCAAGTCATTAATCATCATCCTGTAGTTCATCACCCTCTAGGAGTATATATGAACCACAGAACGGACAATATATCGGGTCATCATCACACGATTCTTCATCATAATTAATTGTAAACTTTGAATTGCAGTCACCACATGAATGATTTAATGTAGTCATCAGTTACACCATGTTTGTTTGGCCTCGCCGTAATATTCTCTGGCGTAACCGTTTTGAATGAGCATTTGGCGTAGTGATTTACCATCTAAAAGTACATCTCCCAATACACGGCCACCGTATTTGTCCCAGTCCATGAGGATGACTTGCCTTTTAGTTGCAGCATTAATTTGAGCCTTTGTGAAGGCTGTTGCGGCTTGTCCTCTAACATTTTCACTCTCACATTGTGCTCTATGTCCTTTTTCTGGCGTATCAACTCCGAAAACTCGTATTGACAATTCCTTTTTAAGGGGGTCAGGCAGAAAATTGGCCTGAAATGCTACGGTGTCACCATCAATGACACGGGTAATAACCGCATCATATGTAACACCCTCCTTTTGTTTTCCTTGTGCCATGACATTGGTCAAACCAAATGCCAATAAAATTGCAATTAAATGTGTTGTTGTTTTTTTCATTTTAATCCTTATATTCTAAAACTCTCACCGCAACCACATCGGTCACGTTCATTCGGGTTATTAAATTCAAACCCTTCATTCAAGCCTTTTCGTATATAGTCTATTTCTAAACCTTTAAGATATACAGAAGTTTTTGGGTCTACAAATACTTTGCAACCATATGATTCTATGCAATAATCATCTTCATTAGGCGCATCAACGTATTCTAAAACATATGCAAAACCAGAACAACCTGTTGTCTTAACAGCAATACGAAGTCCTTCACCTTTGCCTCTACGCATTAACTGTTGTTTTACTTTGTTAGAAGCTTTTTCAGTTAACGATATCATGTTTGTTTTTATAATCTGCTATTGCGGCTTTGATAGCATCTTCTGCAAGTATGCTACAATGTATTTTAACCGGCGGTAAGGCAAGTTCTTCAGCAATTGCTGAATTGCTAATTTTTCCCGCTTGGTCAAGTGTTTTTCCTTTGACCCATTCTGTAAGGAGGCTGGAGCTTGCAATCGCTGATCCGCATCCGTAGGTTTTAAATCGTGCATCTGTGATTATTCCTTCTTCTACTCTTATTTGAAGTTTCATAACATCACCGCAAGCAGGTGCGCCAACCATACCAGTACCAATGGAAGTATCACTAGGGCTAAAACTACCCACATTCCTGGGGTTTTCATAATGGTCAATTACTTTATTTGAATAGGCCATAGTTATACCGAAAAAGAAGAACCACAACCACAAGTTGATTGAGCATTTGGATTGCTAATAACAAACTGTGAACCTTGAATGTCTTCTTTATAATCTACGCTTGCGCCTTGTAAATACTGCATACTCATTGCATCAATCAATAACCCAGTATTTCCTAATTCCATTTCAAAATCATCTTCATTTTTTATTTCATCAAATGTAAACCCATAACTCATACCGCTACATCCACCACCTTGAACAAAGGTTCTTAATTTTAAATCTGGATTACCTTCTTCTGCAAAAAGATCCAGTATTTTTATTTTTGCGGATTCTGTTATTGTTATCATTTGATTAAGTTATCTCTGAATGTTTGCCATGCGTTATCCCATGACCACTTCGTACTACCTTTATGTATGCTGTTTCTATTCAGTTGTAAACAACCATCAATTGCATCACTTAAACTCTCATTCATAAATCCTGTGGCACCTTGTTCAATAACATCTTTCGGTCCATCACATGGAAATGCCGCAACTGGTGTGCCACAGGCCATTGATTCAATCATAACAATACCAAATGTTTCCCATTTACTAGGAAATACAAACACTTCTGCATTGGCATAGTATCGAGCCAAATCTACACCAGTTTTGAATCCTGTGAAATGAACATCAGGATACTTCTTCTTGTAAGTTTCTAACATTGGTCCATCACCAACCATCACCTTCAAATAACCTGAATAATCAAGTTCAAAGAATTCTTCTAAATTCTTTTCTTTACTAACTCTACTTACACACAATATGTACTTACTTGTTGTTTCCACTCTGTGATTAGGATTAAATATATCTCTATCAACACCTCTTGTCCATGATATAATGTTGTCTTTGAATCCATGACTGAGTAAATCTTGTTTCATTGTTTCAGTAGTGGTCAACACCTTACCACTATGTTTATGAAACCAGCGCACTAGAGGCCAAGTAACCGCCTCAGGGATGCCAAATAAGGCTCTAAGTCCTTCAGGGAACTTAGTATGATAAGCAGTATTGTACCGAATATTATGTTTTGAAAGATATTTTCTAGCAGACAGACCAACAGGACCCTCTGTGGCGATATGGATATAATCCGCACCGACCTCCTCAATCTTCTCGCCCATTTTCCAGGCACAGGCAATCTTGACTTCGTTGTAGCCAGGACAATCAAAGTGGCGGAAGTTCCTGGGAGTAATGTAAATAAAGTGATAACCATCCAGAACCGCACAAGCCTCAATATTTTTGTAGGTCGTAACAACGCCATTGATTTGGTCTGGTAGGTTATCTGTAATGATTAAAATCTTTTTCTTCATCCAATTACTTCGGTGTGTTTATGTTGTATTGATTTCTTCAAGGCCTTCAACCACAATTTCTTTTCTTTAACTTTATTATGGTTGATGCACGCTTTGTACATCTTCTTCAATATTGTTTGAACTTTCATCGTCTTTCTCCTTGGTCCAAGTTATAATTTCCCATTTACCATTGTGATGTTCTACAAGTGCTGTGCAAGATTCAACCCAATCACCATCATTCATGTATGTAACACCATTAATTTCTTTTATCTCTGCATGATGTATGTGACCACATATCACACCATCATAACCACGTTTCTTACAGTAGTTGGCCAAGTTTTCTTCAAACTTGAATACAAAATCTACTGCTTTTTTGACTTTGTGTTTAAGGAACTGGCTAAGGCTAAAGTACCCAAAACCCATACGGTGACGAATCCAATTAATCCTAGTATTGAGTCTAAGTATGAAATCATATGCTTTGTCTCCTAAAAATGATAACCACGGTGCAAGTCTTGTGATGCCATCGAACAGGTCACCATGTGTGACCAAATAGTGTTTACCATCTGCACCAATGTGTTCTGCTTGATTCTGTATCTCTATTGAACCAAAACTGAAACCATATGGTATCATAGGTCTTAAAAACTCATCATGGTTGCCCGCAATGAATATTACTTTAGTGCCACGTTTTGCATGACCAAGTACACGGCGCACAACATTTGTATGGCTTTGTTTCCAACGCCATTTGTTTTGCTGTATTTTCCACGCATCAATTATGTCACCAACAAGATACAATGTATCACAGGTGTTATTTTTCAGAAAATTATTTAAATTTTCTGCTTTACAATCTCTAGTTCCCAAATGCACATCACTAATAAAAATACTGCGATATGTTTTGTTCATTCTGATTGTTCATACATTACTGTGTTGGTTTCACCTAATGCCCATTTTGAATCTGTTTCAACTGACCATCTCTTTGTTGCTACTTTAAAATCTGGCATTTTCAATTCTTTTGGATTGCTACTTGGTTCCAATATAATTAATCGATTATTTGGCTGAGCAGCAAACTGCCCATTATCACACTGGATGAAATTATAAGACTTGTGGTCCTCGATATCTTCGCTAAACCCTGTATCAAGTACGTTGAAATCAGGATGAGCAGAATCAACTGTAAAAAGATAAACACCATACTGCCAATCTCCATTCTTTAACTTAAACTTACACTTCATTGATTGTAATTGTGCTTTCTTAATAACAGCAATGTCATATGATAAACAGTCCCACAATTGAAGATAATCTAAAGGTAGAGGTTCACCCTCAATAGGCTTCCAACAATATGCATGAAGTGGTAATTTGTCATACAATGCACCATAGTTGTTTAGATATGATTCAATACGAAATGCTTGCCCACGCAATGATTTAATACTTACCCACCAGCATGGCTCAAATTCTCCATGACCTTTCTCAAAGTCATAGAGAAACTCTTTGCGAACAAAACACTTCACTGGTGGTAAGTTTGCTACGATATGTGCCATTTACACTCTCACTTTTGCTAGTTTTAATGATTCAAATATTTTAAACCAAGCCCAACCTATATCAAACTCAAACCATTTATGACTGAGTTTTGGACTTGCTGGTGATAGGTGATGATTGTTATGTAATTCTTCACCACCAATCACAATACCCCAAGGAATAATGTTGCAACTATGTTCTTTAGTTTCACCGTTCCTATATCCCCACCAATGACCTAGGCCATTTATAACACCTGCTGCCCAAAATGGGATCCAAATCATTTGAATACCCCATATCAGTAAACCCCACCAGCCAAATACAATTATGTTGAACAGAAGGAGAATGCCAATGCCAAGTCTGGAGTGATTACTGTATAAGTTGTGCTCAATCCAATCAGCAGGAGTGCCAGAACTATATGTATCAACCATGACTTTATCTTTGCTTGCGTCATTGTAGAGAAATGCTCCCTTAAATAATACTTTCCAAAAGCCATGTATATGTGGACTATGTGGATCACCTTCAAGGTCACTTCTTTGATGGTGTTTACGATGTATTGCAACCCATTGTTTAGTGACCATGCCTGTTGTCAGCCATAACCAAAAACGCATAAAGTGTGATAGAATGGGATGAAAGATGATGGCACGGTGTGCTTGACTGCGATGAAGAAACAAAGTAACACAAATTATGGTGATGTGTGTTACCACTAGTGTGTATATAATTTCTAACATTAAGCGGCCTTAGCCCAAACATCATTACCCCATTCACCAGACAATGCGCCTTTGGCATAATCAGTTACACGATTCTCAAAGAAATTGCCGTGAATTGGTGCGTTAATCATTTCTTCAACCCATGGTAGTGGGTTCTTCTTTACTTTAAAAATGCCTTTAAGACCAAGAGATATAAGACGCCTGTCAGCAATATAACGAATGTACTTTTTGACATCTTCACTAGAAAGACCGTCCATAGCGCCCATAGAAAAGGCGAGGTCAATAAATGTATCTTCAAGTTCAACCATCTTCTCTGCAATAGAATAAATGCGGCCTTTAAGGTCATCGTTCCATATCTCTTTGTTTTCCTCTATGTAGGTACGGAACAATCTAATCATTGATTCAGCATGAATAGTTTCATCAACAATAGACCATGTAACAATTTGTCCCATGCCTTTCATCTTGCCTGTGCGTGGGAAGTTCAACAACATAATGAATGAGGAGAACAACTGCATACCTTCTGTGAAGGCACTAAACACAGCAATATGTGTGGCAGTATTCTCTTTGGTTGTATTCTGACCTGAAATATTCATAACATAATCATGTTTGGCTTTCATCGCCTCATATTCCATAAACTGATTGTATGTTGTATCAGGTAGACCTAATGTTTCAATCAGGTGTGAATATGCCGCAATGTGCAATGCTTCACGAGCTGCAAAACCTAACAACATCATACGCACTTCAGGTTGTGGAAAGTATGGCAGATAGTTTTTTACATAACCACCTGCAACATCGATATCACCTTGTGTAAAGAATCTAAAAATGTGTGTTAAAAACTGTTTTTCTTCTTTGTTTAACTTATTCTTCCAATCTTTTACATCCTCTGCCATAGGGACTTCACTATGAAGCCAATGTGATTGTTCATGTTTCAACCATGCATCATATGCCCATGGATAATTGAAAGGTTTAAAACTTGTTCTGTCTTCTATTAAATTGCTTTTTCTTTTAGTCATTGTGCCCACTCTTGTAATTCGTTAACTGTTCTTGATCCTACTAATCTTTTGATTTCTATATTTTCATCTAGCATAACCAATGTTGGTACACCACGAACACCATACTCTTGTGCAATATGTGAATGTGTATCAATATCAACCACTTCAATTGGTAAATCTAAACCTGCTGACTCTAAATTCATGGCCAAACCTTGGCATGGACCACACCATGATGCGGTAAATCTTAATATTCTTTTCATCTATCTCTCCATTAATTCGTTTACAAAATCCAACAACAAGGTGTGATGAACACCTTGGTGATATTTTCCTTTTAACCAACTGTAACTATCATACCAGAATTGTTCACTCTCAGGATGACAACCTATTAAACCTATTCTATTTTGAATAATAGCCATGTTATCACCATTACTATATGTTGCAAAGGTTTGATATGGTGAGTTTTCATCACCAATTAAAGCACAACCATCATAGAAGAACATATTGTATGATTGATTTTTCCACATCACAGGCATATTCTTTGCATGAGGTCTTTTTGTGCAAGTACCAGGTTGTTTAATATACTGTACTGTATCTACTTTGTCAAGGATATTGAAGTAATCTTTACCCGCCCAATATGCACCCATGCAAATACCAAGATACTTGCCACCTCTTGCTACAAAATCAACTACAACATCTTTATTATTTTTCAGTATGGTATCGTATGAATCAGAATCACCGAAACCACCAGGAAATGCGACCATCTCAACATCATCAAAAAAACCTTGTTCAACTTCATTCTTTGAAAATAGTTTGAATTTATAATTTTCTGATAGTGCTTTCATCACCCCATTGGATGATTGTACGGAACATTTTGGGTCACATACAAATAAAGCAATTGTTTTCATTTATCCCTCACAGGCTAAACAAACTTCCTCACTTGCTAACTGTTTCAAATCAATTTCTTCAATGACATGACGTTCAATTCGTTTTGATACTTTGTCAGCCTTTGCTAACTTTTCACTACGGCAATAGTACATCGTTTTTAATCCTTGTTTCCATGCTTGAAAGTGTACTGCATGAAGATACTTTACATTCACATCAGGTCTAAAGAATACATTCAATGATTGTGCTTGGTCAATATATTCTTGTCTATCAGCTGCGTGTTGAATAACCCATCGTTGGTCAATCTCCATACCTGTTTTGAATACATCTTTCT